GGAGGGTAAAAGGTCTACTTTTGGCCTAATTTACTCCGACCTCTTCGTTTCTACCGATAAGCTGGAATTTCTTGGTAAGGAAGGACGAATTTTCGGCAAGGGAGTTTTAATGGATCTTGAACGTCCTATAGGCAAGATACATACTTTCGCTTGGTACTACGACCATATTAAGGATGCTGATCGTGTTGGCCAAGGGATCCGAGACTATATCCATAGGAATTATAGTAGGAAAACTTATGAGGATATTATCCATAGATACCCTACTTCTAATAGACCCATAGAATTGAAGTGGTGTCAGTATGAGTTTGATGCAGAAGAGAAGAATCCAGAAATTCCTGTAGTAGAGGAACATATTCCCTTTCTTCCTTTAGCTGGTACCCCCAGTCAAAGTAAAAGACAATCGGGTTCTGATACAAAAATGCCAAAACGCTCTGGTTCTCGAAACCAAAACTCCAATCCTTCTAGGTCTATTCCTGCTACTAAGAAGAAACAAATAAAGCGAGAGGTTAAACGTGAATTGAAGATTGAAGGTGTCCTTCCCCCTAGATCTGCTCCTAAACCCCGTTCTCAACCCCATTTGCGACGTTCTACTCGCCGGAATGGTATGCTTACTGAGATCGGAGGAATAGCTGGTGGACTGGTCGGTATGCCCTCACTTGGTCGCAAGATCGGAAGCGGTCTTGGTCGGATCTTTGGTCGAGGTGATTATACCGTTAAGTCTAATTCCCTCCTTTCCGGTGGACCTCCCGCCTTCGCTTCCGTTAATACTGGTACTCGTATTGCTCATCGTGAGTACATCCAAGATGTTTCTTCATCGATCGATTTCCAGAACACAACTTTTGACGTTAACCCTGCCGACGCTCATACCTTTCCTTGGCTATCTCGTTTCGCTCAGAATTACGAGAAGTATGAAATTAGAGGTATTGCTTTTCACTTCAATACGACTTGTGGTGATGCAATCTCTAGCACTAATAATGCTCTTGGTACTGTTGGTATGGTTACAGTCTATGATCCTTCTGATGCTCCTTTGGCTTCCAAACGTGAAGCAGAAGATTATGTTGGTTGTGTCGCTGGTGTTCCGTCTGTCTCTTTACTTCATCCTATTGAATGTAAACCCAAGTCGAATGTCCTCGACCGACAGTTTGTTCTTACCGGTTCTTTGACCTCGGCAGAGGATAAGAAGTTCTATTCTCATGGTACTCTTAACCTCTTTACTCAAGGTATGCAACAAGCTGGTGTGACCATAGGTGAGCTTTGGGTCACCTATGACGTCGACTTTTTTGACCCAAAGATCCTCCCAAATGGTACCACAAATCAAGCCGCTTCTAAGTACTATGCGGTAAATTCCACAACTACGGCTACCCAAGTCCTCGGTACGTCTGACCTTACCTTTGTAGGTAATCTCGGAGTTACGTATCGTGGTGCTGATGGTACTATAGTTATACCGTCTGGTACAGCTGCTGGCTTGTATTTCTTCAACCTTATGGCTGTTGGTGCCTCCGTTACAGGTACACATAGTTTGACATCTTGGTCAACAAACTTGACCCCCATGAACTACCTTCAAGGCAATTCGAGTTCTAACATCTATGCTCCGAATGCTGCTGTTTCGAATCCTTTTCATGGCTTCTCTTTTTACCTGAACAAGACCGACTCTCTTCGTGCGACAGTAAATCTTACCTGGCTCGGTACAGTCCCGACCGGTTTATGGGGAACAGATATACTTGTTACCCGTATTCCTGGTTCTGCTGTCGGCCTACTTCAACAAACAGATCGCAAGAGAAAGATTCTGGACCCGATAGTCCTCCAGACTCTAGAAGAGCTCGGCTTCGTACGCGACCGGAAGGTGGTCGCTCCCCTAGAAGATTCCCTTTCATGTATAGATGAGGAATCCCTCTACACTGCGACCTAGTGTAGTTGTAGACTTAGGTCCTGGATGTTATGCGTACCCGGAGTAGAAGGGCTACTTCCGGGCTGTACTGTTTACATACATCCCATCGTCCACCGGAAACCGTTTCGGTGTAGCTCTGTCGTTAAAGAGAGTCGTGCTGTGACCTGCGATATGGTGCCCTCCTGAAAAGGTTAAA